ATAGAAAGGATAAATAAATGGCTGTTGTTGATCAAGCTCGACTTATCGATATGGCAGGATTGGACGATAGTATCAACAATACTAGAGTTCGTGCCACAAAGACTCCTATTGTTGTAGGATCTACTACTTTTCCATCTAATCCGTTTGGAACTAATTACATCGATGGTACTGGTACGCCAGTAAGTGTTACTTCTGGTACTAGTTTTACTTTTACAGCAGGTAATCTTTTAACAGGTATTATAGTTGCTAATCCTACTGCAGCTATTACTGGTACTTTTGATACTGCTGCAAATATTGTAGCGGGTGTTAATGCAGTGACTGCTGGTGCTGTTGTTGGAGATTACATTTCTTGTTTAATTATAAATGGAAATAACACTAATGCTCTAACGCTAGCTGCTGGTGCAGGTGGTAGTTATGATGCAAATCAGTTAGCTGCTGCTCGTATTATCTCTGCTAATGCGTCTAAATATTGCTTATTTAGGTTAACTAATGTTACTTCTGGTTCTGAAGCTTATGTAGTCTATTCCTAATGGCAGACAAAATCACTCTAGGTAGTGTAGGAAACATTGATAATAGTTTACTATCTACCATTAATAATAACAATGCTTTAATTACTACTGCTTTTGATAATACACTATCTAGAGATGGTACTACTCCTAATCAGATGTTTGCTTCTCTGGATATGAATGGTTTTCAAGTTCTGAATCTTCCAGCTCCTGCTACAGTTAATTCTCCAGCTAGATTAATAGATGTGGTTACTCCAGGTTCAATAACTATAACAACTGCTACTACAGGTACATCTGGACACTCAGTTCCATTTTTAGATGGAACTAATACTTGGTCTGCTCCTCAGACTTTAACTTTAACTACTGGAGCAGGTGCTACTGCGTTAGCAATAAATCAGACAGCATCTGGAAATACTTCAAATACTAGTTTGAATACAATATCTATTACTGATACTACAACTTCTAATCCAGGATTTTCAAATGGTCTTTTTATTAATCAGCAACTTGGTGCTAACATTACAGGTGGAAGACAAGGACTTTTAAGTCAAGTTACACTGAATGCTGCATCTGGTGTTGGGAGTACCAATAGAAATTATATTGGAATTGTTGGATATGGAATAGCTGGTTCTGCTGATAATGGAACTGGTGTTACTTCTGCAACAGGACAGGGATCTTTCTTTGGTATTCAGGGCATAGCTACTACTGCTGCCTCTGCAACTAATCTTCTAGCAGTATCTGGAGCTGCTTTTAATCTCATTACAGCCGCTGGAAGCACTATGTGGGCTAAGTCTTTAGCTCAATTTTCTCCAGGACAAACAGATGGTGCAGTCGGCTCTGGTATTAATACCATGTTATGGTGCTTCAATGAGGCTGGAGGAACTCCCAAATGGACTAATGCAATTCTTATTGATCATCAAGGTGGTGTAGGTTCATGGCCGATAGCTACGACTGGAACTATTATTAAAACTAATGGTAATGGAACTGTAGCAAATGGTATTGATTTCACTAATACTACATTCACTGCTTCTTCTTTCTCTAGTCCTGGTTTTGCTGTAAATCCTACAGGAGGAATTAGTTCAGGAGCTGCTGGTGGAACTAGCGGTACTATAGCTTTTGCTGGAAGTACTAGTGGTTCTGTATCCTTAGGTTCTAATTCTACAGGAACTTTACTAACTTGTAATCAACCTATTCAAACAGGTGTTATAGGCTCTGTAGCTGGATCTGTTACAATAGCTGGCTTAACTAGTGGTTCAGCAGTTTTAAGTTGTTCTGCAACTGCAGGTACTCTTCAATTAGGAGCAGGTAATGCTTTAATTGATTCAGGTGGAAATATAACTACCAATGGTTTTGTTCAAACATTTAAAGGTACAGCTCCTCCAGCAGGTGGAGGTGCCGTTGTATTCTTTACAACTTTAGCAAATCTTGGTATTTATGTAGGAACAGGAAATCCAACTGCATCTGCTGCTAAAGGTTCTATATATTTAGAAACTGGTGCAGGTCAACTCTGGCTTAATACCAGTGGTTCGACGACTTGGACTCAAGTTACGGTGCCATGATGGAACAGAAACTTAAACAAATTATTGGTGATTATGTTCTTATAATTGCTAATCTTCAAACAGAAGTTGAAAGACTTCAGGAAGAACTTAAGAAACATGAAGACAAGCCCCAACGGTCGAAGTCTAATTGAATCCTTTGAAGGTCTAATTCTTCAATCCTATGATGATTATAATGATCATGTAGTTAATCCGGGAGATACAGTTCATGGGACTCTTACTATTGGTTATGGTCATACCAGTGCTGCTGGGGATCCTAGCGTATTTCTTGGGCAAGTACTTACACAGTCTGACGCAGATAGAATCCTCGGACAAGATCTCGGACGAGTCGAACAAGAAGTAAACTCTCTTGTTAAAGTTCCTCTGAATCAGAATCAGTTTGATGCTCTTGTTTCATTTCAATTCAATACGGGAGCTCTAGGACATTCTTCTGCCTTACCTCTTTTAAACGAAGGTAAGTATACAGAAGCTGCAGATCATCTGTTATTATATGATAAAGCAGGTGGTAGAACACTAGCAGGTCTAATCCGTCGTAGGAAGGCCGAGGAGAAGCTTTTCCTATCACAGGCCACTACCCTACCTGACCCCTCTAAAAAACCTACCAGTGACGCTCCTACGAGCTTCTGGAGCCATCTGGTCAGCCTTCTAACAACCTTTATGAAAGGAAAATAATATGTGGACTACATTCTTAGAATATGCAACTCCGATTGGAACCGTCGTAGGTTTTGTCGTGGGTTGGCTCGGAGGTCATTATACTTTTGTCGGTCTCAAGAATGGGATCGTCACAGAAGTTAATACCTTGAAATCAGATATGACTGCCATTAAAGCTAAGTTACCTTAATGTGGAGTCTTCTTCTAGGTCTAATACCTGGACTACTGACTACGGTTAATGGCATTACTACAGCTATCTCTAATGAGAGAATAGCTAAGATTAATGCTGTTACTGATCAAGAGAAAGTAGTAATAGATGAACGTATTAAAACCTTAGAAGCTCAAAGAGATGTTCTTATTGCAGATAGTACACACAGTAACTTAGATCTTACTATGCGTACTATTCTTGCAGCAGGTCCTGCTTTTATCTTAGGTAAGGTATTTATATGGGATAAAGGTTTTGCTTGGTATGATGCTTCTACTACCATTAGTCCTGATCTATGGAATGTAATTATGGTGACCATCGGTTTCTATTTCTTACATAATACCATCGTAGGTACTGCAAAGGAGTTTATGAAACAATAATGCAAAAGTTAACTCTACTGCAGTTAGTGCAGAGTATATTAAGTTCTATGTCTTCTGATGAGGTAAACTCTATAGGAGATACGACTGAATCTATGCAAGTAGCTAATATAGTTCAAGCTACTTACTTCAATGTAGTTAATAGGGCTGGTCTACCTGATCAATTTGAACTGTTCCAGCTTAATCCTTTTACTGATGCTACTCAGCCAGTTATGATGACTAGACCTGATAACATTGCTAAGATGGAATGGATTAAATATTTCAATACTAATCCTTTCCAAGGTACTCAGTTTACAACTCAGTTTGGAGCTTTCAGTCATGGTCTTAACTTAGATCTTATTACTAGTAATTGGACTACTTCTTCTACATCTATCAATACCATCGGTACTGGATTAAAAACATTTACAGTAGCTTCTAATCTTCCTGCATTCGTAGGACAACAAGTACAGGCTTCTAATGGTGGTACTAATACTATGTTAGGTACTGTCTTTAGTTATGTAGGTACTACGTTGATTCTTAATGTAAGTGCTATAGGAGGTGCAGGTACATTTAGTGTCTGGACTCTACAATCTACAGTAGGAATAGGAGCTATCCCAGGATATCAATATGTAACTATAATTCCTGTATCACAGTTCTTAGATATGACTAGTTCATTTAATCCTACTGACAATAATGTTAATTCATTTAACTTTAGAGTTAACGAAGAGAACTTTCTATTTTACTATAAGACAGACCATCAACCTCAATACTGTACCGTTCTAGAGAATTTTTACATAGTCTTTGATTCATTTGACAAGTCTCAAGATAGTACTTTACAAGCATCTAAGACTCAAGGTTATGGGCAGTTAGTCCCTACTTTCTTAATGCAAGATAACTTCATTCCAGTAATGGATGGTAAACAGTTTCAATTACTGCTGAATGAAGCTAAGTCTTTAGCTTTTTATGAACTTAAACAGATGCCTCATCAGAAGGCTGAACAGGAATCTAAACGACAATGGGTTAATGTAGAGAAGACTAAGTCTTTAACAAATAAACCTACGTATTTTAATCAATTGCCTAATTTCGGTAGACGTGCTGGAACAGGCGGATATTCAGGAATGAGGGATACAAATGATCGCTTCTTTGGCGGCTATCTCGCCGGATAGAACTAAGATGACATCAGATGATCGTATTCTGATGTTAGAGGTACTAGATGGAAAGAAAGCTAACGATAGTCTAGTAGATGTTAATAACAATCTACATGCTATTCTATTGCCTAACAACTTATGGACTTTAAGATACGAACATGGATTCTTACCTAATCCTCTTAGGAATCTTTCCTTTACTAATTTTAATCTTCTTCTAAAACATGTTAAAGAATATATTGAACGAAGAGGTATGAAAGTTAAAGAAATAATTGATGTATGGCCCTAAATCCTAGCGTACAGAATAACTTTACTGGCGGTCTTAAGACTGAATTCACTGGTTTGAACTTCCCTGAAAACGCATGTACTCAGACTGAGAATTGCGTTTTCACTATTATTGGAGATGTCTTACGTAGAGAAGGCTTTGACTATGAAGCTAATGCTATTCTATCTAATATTAATCGTAGTAATTCAGCTATTAATACCTATAAGTGGAACAACGTAGGTGGAGATGGTCTTACTCAGATAATAGTTTTACAGGTAGGAGTTAACCTTTTCTTCTTTCAATCTACTAATGCTACTTTAACAAATCCTTTATCCTCTACTAGATTAACATCTACATTTAGTATATTTCCTTTCTTGTCTTCAGGTAATACATTTACAGTTACTCAAGTAGGTCAAGTAGAGTGTCAGTTTACAGATGGTAACGGATATTTATTTGTATTTCATCCTGCGATAGATTCTTTATATTGTACATTTAATTCAGTTAATTCTCTTGTTACTCCACTTGTGATTAATCTACAAGTAAGAGATGTCTTTGGTATTCCTGAACCAAATGTTGCTGATAATCTTAGACCTACTGTGTTAACACCAGAACATCAGTATAATCTTACTAATCAAGGATGGACTACAGGATCTGTCTGGACTGCTACTGGTAGTTTGAATGGTAATGGATCTCCATGCGTAGGTAACATAATAACTTTAACTATTAGTTCTCAAGTTAATACTACTTCAATTACAAATGGAAGTGTAATTAAATTTTCTTTTCAAGCAGGTCAGGTAGGAGCTAATAATGGAAATGTTAATTTAACAGCTACAGTTCAAGGAGTTGTCAATACTTACTTAACTCCATTTAATACTATAACTATTCAAGTTAGCAATATAGATTATGACTGTACTAAAATATTAGCAGGATCCTGGTCTGGTGGTAATTTCTTTGCGGCTACTAATCAGTCTATTTCTATGTCCTTAGTGAATGTTGGTTTCGTAACTGCTTGGTTTACAGCTCTAAAGAATTATCCAGCTAATTCAGATATATGGTGGTTATACAAAGACACTACTAATGTTTTTAGTCCTTCTACTACATTTTCAAATGTTCAACAAAATGTAGGAGCTTCTCCAAAAGGAACCTATATATTAAATCCATTTAATCAACAACGTTCCAAAGCATCTAGTATTCCAAGTCTAACAGATGTAGTGACGACTATCAGACCTTCTACAGGAGCATGGTTTCAAGGTAGATTGTTTTTCACTGGAATAAATGCTTCTCAACAAGCTACAGGTGATGAACCCTATTATACTTGGACAGAGAATATATACTTCTCTCAGACAATAGTTTCAGGAACTACTCAATTCGGTAAATGCTATCAAGTTAATGATCCTACATCTCAAACTCTATTTGATATCTTACCTACTGATGGCGGAGTCATAACAATACAAGGTGCAGGAGCTATCTATGAATTATTCCCTATTCAGACTGGTCTTATTGTTAGGGCTGCTAATGGTGTGTATTTTATATCCGGAGGATCAGGAGTAGCTTTTCAAGCTAATGATTACTCTGTAAGTAAAATATCTAATATTCAAAGTATCTCTTCAACCAAAGCAGTCAATGTTCAAGGTTGGCCTATGTTCTGGAATGAAGAAGGAATCTATTATGTTACTGTTAGACAGAACTCCAGTTCTATCAGATCTCCTGACATTAATCTTGATGTTAAAAACTTATGTCTAGGAACTATTCTATCCTTCTACGCAAACATACCGCTGCAAAGCAAGAAGTTTGCAAGAGGAGATTATCATCCTTTAGATTACATAGTTCAATTCTGTTTCAGAAGTACAAATGAATCTAGTGTGACAGATAGATATCAGTTTGATAGTATTATAAATTTCAATATAGCTACTCAAGCTTTCTATCCTTATCAGATAGCTACAGCTACTAATTCTCCTTACATACATGGAATAAACTATGTAGCTGGTCCAGGAGGAAGTACATCTCCTGCTCCTGTGTTTAAATACGTATCATCTCAAAATTTAGTTAACTTTACTTTCTCAGAGGAAAGAGATACTAATTTTATAGACTGGAAGACTTCGGGATTTCCTTTAAATTATATAAGTAATTTTATTACTGGATATAAATTACCAGGTAAAGGCATAGTTAAATTTCAACCTACATATGTTTACATCTATTCAAATAATGTAAATAATACTGCTTATAAGATACAGGGTATATGGGATTATGCTATAAGTAGAGACTCTCATAGATGGGGAGTACCTCAGACAATTAATAATTTTCTTAATACTCTTAACTTTAGTAAGCTATTTAGAAAGCATAAAATAAGAGGTAAGGGATTAGTTCTTCAATTTCAAATTCTATCCGTAGATGGTAAACCATTTGATATAATGGGTTGGACTGTTATGGATGAGACACAGGAAAAAATGTAATGTTAGCGGCATCGTTTGGTTTACAAGCAATAGGTACAGGACTTCAAATAGCTGGTGGTCTTAATGCTATGCATGCTCAGAAAGAAGAAGCAGAGGCCTCTAGAGGCATCACTATGCTTGAAATGCAATCTGACCGACAACGTAGACAAGCTATGGAATTAAGTGCTCAGCGATCTTCTTTAGAAGTTACACGCAATGCTCAGAGAGCTAGAGCTATGGGTACAGAAAATGCTGTAGCCAGTGGTTCTCAATTAGGTTCTGGTTTGCAAGGCGGATTAGCTCAGGTACAAGGACAAGCCACGACCAATCAATTAGGTATCAGTCAGAATCTACAGATAGGTAGAAATATCTTTGATATCAATGCAAGCATTAGTGCTGCTAGGATTGCAGAGTCTAATGCTAAGTCTAAGGAAGCTACTGCTCAAGGTATATCGAGTTTAGGATCAAGTATTTCTAAGTTTGGGGGTATGAATATGTTTGGTGGTGGTGGCGGTGGAAATGGCTGAACCAGCTCCTATATCTTTACAAGGTTCTGACCAAGAACAGCAATCTCCTCTTATTGATTTAAATGTAGATCAGCAACCTACTCTTTCTGATGATGTAATTACTAAGAGAGCTTCTAAAGCTACTTTTGGTTTATTAGATCAAGTTCCTAATAAATCTTATGATGATTATTATCGTTCTATAATTAGTGGTAAAGAAGCCCAGACTCGTAGAGAACTAGCAGGTACTTTAGATTTTCAACGTACTTTACAGAAATATGATCGTATACAAGACCTAGCTAGATCTAAAGGTAGTTCATTAACTCCAGAAGATCTGAATAATTTACAAAACTTTATTAACGTTCCTCCTGCTGATCCTAGATCTGTCTTTGAAGATAACTATTCAAAAAAGTATATGGACACTCTACGTCAAGCTCCTGGTTTTCCAGGTTCATGGTACGATACAGTCTATCAACAGCAACCTGAATTAGTAGAAGCTACAGAAGCAGTAGGTAATGAATTCTTAAATAAGAAAGAATATGCTAGAACTTGGAGAGAGAATGCCGAAGGTAAATCTAAATCTCAGTCTTACTTTGGAGATATAATAGATAGAGCTAAAGAGTTTATTCCTGGTTATGTAGAATATAATCAAAGAATGGCTACTCCATCTGGAGAGTCAATGCTTCAAGGCTTACTTGGAACTCAGTTAAATAATATGGCTACTCAAGGATTAAGGTTACCTACTGATCAATTTAAAGATTGGATGGATTCTAATATGGAACGTCTAATGGCTAAAGATCCTGGTCTTGCTGTACAGTTTGCTCATGCCGTAGAAGGTCAATCTTTAACTGATACTACCTTTAATAATGCTTTTACTTTAGGAGATATCTCTGGTCTTTATGGAGTAGGTAAAGGTACTGTAAAGATTATACGTGGTCTAGCTACTAAAGAATTAGATCGTAGAGAACTTCAACAAATTACAAGACAGATGGCTCAGTCAACTACAGGTACTGAGCGTGCTCCTCCTCAAGTAGTAGCTAATGCTGCTGCAGGAGATCTAGGAGAAGCTGCAGTGCATCAAGCTACTGCAGACGTAATGGCTGCTAGAACAGGAGCTGTAGCTCCAGAAGCTCAAGCTCTAGATGAATTAACATCCCATCTTAAAGCTCAAGAAGATAATATGAGAGCTACTCATGGTCGATATGGTCAAGAAATAGTTAATCGTGTCTTGGAGAGAGCTAGAACATTTAGAGCTAATCTATCAGAAGCTATACAAACTCGTATGAAAGTAGAACGTACTCCTGAAGTCGTAGCTACTCAAAATGCTATCAGAGCTGTTAAACAAGAATTCTTAAATGACTATCCAGGGATAGATAGTTCTATTATTAATATTAATTCTTTCTTAGATGTAGAAGGATTAAGATATAATGAAATAACTGGAACTAGGGAGATAGTAGCTCAATTAGGAAGACAAGTACCTAATGTCCATGATATTGTTTTACAGGTAGGTAGACATACAGCAGAGTATTTCATCAGTCAGGAAGAAGCTAAAGATTTTGCTAGGATGTACGGTCTTATTAATCCTCAAATTAAACAACAAGGATTTGGTTATTATATTGAATTAAGTAAACCTCTTAATGAAACATCTCAAGTATCTAGAGATTTCTTAATGGTAACTACTGCATCTAAAGCTCCAGATAGTTATGTTAATGCTTTCTTAGGATTCTTAAGAACTCCAGATGAAACTCTGTCTTTAGAGCAGAGACTTAATCGTAAAGTAGTTGCGCATGGCGGTGCTAATCTTTTAGCAGTCGCTAAAGAAGAAATGAAAAGTATTAGACAACTAGCTAAATGGACTATTCCAGGAACTACTAAAAGACAACAATTTGATCAATGGGCAAGTGCTGTTAATTATAGTCGAAGAGCTATTGATCCTTTAACTACTGAAAGAGGATACTTTTATCAATCTCCTGCTGAGTTAGGAGATCACTATCAAACTTTCTTTGGTAGGCCTCCATCAGATGGAGAGATACAAGCTTACTTTTCGTTTGTACGTCTAGTAGAAATGGATGCTGTCTTACGTGATATAGGTATATATAGAAATATGTCTCGTTTAGGTACTGAACACTGGCAAGTATCTATGTTAAATCAAGGTGGTGAAGAGATTAAATCAGGCTTCTTTCCAGCTATTAAACAGAATGTATTTCCTATTGGTAATGATCCTATTATCGTATTAGGTAATAGTTTAGGTGAGGAGAAGATCCGTTCTGTAGGTGGTAGAGGGTTTAGTCCTAAAGATCAGAAACAATTGAGAGATGATGTCTCCGCAGGAACTAGATCTGTATTCAGAATATATGATCCTGAGACTAGACCTTTAAAAGAACTTCTAAATGGAGATACATCTCGTATTAGATATATAATTACTTCTAATGTAAGAGGAGCTGAAAACAAACCTTTACCATTTAGTAATTTATCTAGACGTGGTGGAGGTCATTTTGATTATGATTATGATCATTATATTAAACAAGCTAGAGTAGGTTGGGATGATGCTTATAAGAAGTTTGTCTATGAAGGCGACTCTACCATTATGCCTATGCTTAATAGATCTATGGGTAGAGATGTAGCTCAAGCTCTAGATGAAGTTAGAATAGCTATTCGTAATAGAGATCTAGGAGCAGCTAAAGTTGTAGCTGAATCTAGAATACCTGCTGTTTCTTGGAAAGAAATACAGAGTTGGTTTAATCCTACGCGTACAGCAACAGGTGAATTAATTCCTCCTCGTCTTAATAAGAATGAACCTATTCAATTAATTCCTAGAGGCAGCACAATAGCTTCACAAGACCCTGGTTTATCTAAGAGAGAATATATGCTTAGAAAGAGAGCAGGTCTTAAACAGTATCTGTTTAAAGATGGAACTACAGAAGGTTCCGATGCTAGAGTACATCAGATTAAATATACTCAACAGAGAGATGCTTATGATTTATATACCATGCGTGATGAAGGTACACATGGTAATCCTCTTTGGAAGTATGAACCTGCTCAATTAGTAGATCCTATTCCTACTCTTAATAGAGGTATTAAAGATATAGTTAATTCTACATTCATGGATGATTATAAGATCTTTTCTGTAGAACATTGGCTTAAACAAGCAGCTCCCTATCTTAAATTAGATAATATCGATGCTTGGAAAGATTCTCCATTCTGGCATTTTAATCATGCAGATTTTAAGAATGATGCCGATATACTTCAAACACGTCAATTAGAAGATGCTAGATTCAAGATTAAACAATTCATAGGTACTCCGTCTAAGGTACAGAACATGTTAGATCGTATGTCTCAGGACTTAGCAGATGCTATGTATAAGAAGTTTGGTCCAGGTGGTAATCAATTAACCAGAGGTTTAATCTTAGCCCCATCTTGGACAGTAGCTAATTTAACTAAGCCAATAGATCTTATGCACTATATAACTTATAATGCTGTAATTGGTTTATTCTCTCCTGCTCAATTATTAGTTCAATCAATGAACTATGTGACTATGGCTGGTATTGCTGGCTACGGGAAAGCCCTTCAAGGAGGTGTAGCTGCTTTATTACATCAGTTTGGTAGACTTAATGAACATCCAGATTGGATAGCTAAGCTTGACAGTATAGCTTCTAAGTTTGGATTTAAACCAGGTGAATTTACAGAAGCTAGGATGCTTGGGAATCAATCTGGTATGTTTAATGTTGGTTCTTCTCATATATTATATGATAACCATTATGCTCCTAAATTAATATCTAACGGTGCTCAACAGTTCTTAGATTTAGGTACAGCGTTCTTCAGAGGAGCTGAACAACATTCTAGATTTGGATCTCATTATATAGCTTATAAAGAATTCAGAGATATACACCCTACTGGACGTATTACAAATGCGGATAGGGCAGCCATCCTGGACAGAGCTGACTTACTATCGGGTAATATGTCCAGAGCTTCTAAGTCTAGAATACAGTATGGCATAGGATCATTTCCTACTCAGTTTATGGGATATCAGATTAGATTAGCAGAAGCTATTACAGGAAGTCGTTTGACTGTTCAGCAGAAACTTAGATTAGCTGGTACTTTTGCTATTGCCTTTGGTGTTCCTACAGCTACAGGTATTGCCGCTATTCCATTTGATCAATACTTCAGAAAAGCAGCCAAAGAATATGGTTACGTAGTTGGTGATAAGTGGTGGTCTACTACCTTCATGGAAGGATTACCTGCAGCTTTAGGACAATTGGTTACTGGTAATGTTTATGATGTAGGACAGAGATATGGTGCTCCAGGTATGGACTTCTTCAGAGAAGCCTTAACGGGTGATAAACCTTGGTGGAATATGGTAGGAGGAGCTTCCTTCTCTACATTGGCAGGAGCATTTCAATATTCTAATGGATATAGAACTGCTATGATGTCCATGATTAGAGGAGATAACGAAGCATTTCCAATGACTTTAGAATCATTTACAGAACCTCTTAAAGTTATATCTTCATATAGCGCTGCTTGGAAAACAATGGCAGCTATTAACTATGGCAGATGGCAGTCACGTAATGAAACTTTCATAGATCGTACATCTCCTGCTAATGCTATATTTATGGGTTTATCTGGATTACAGCCTCAACAGGCTGCAGAAATACAAACAACTACTTGGTCTCTAAAAGATCGTAAAGCTATGGAAGATTTCGGTAAGAAAGAGTTCATTCGTTATTTTCATAGAGCTCTTAGAGATCAGGATATGAATCCTGAATTAGCTAGATCAGAATTTGCTCAAGCTAATGCTATGTTAATTACTACAGGATATCCAGAAGAAAAATATCCTGAAGCTATAGCAGAGGCAGCACAAAATAATGAAACATTAATAGAACGTCTTAATTGGGATTTTTATCTTAAAGATATTCCCTACTCTCAGAAAGAGAACTATATGCGTGCATACAATTCTACTACTCAATTATATCAAGGAAGAGGTAGATAATGGCTCCTGTTAATCCTACAGTACCTCAGACTCCAGATCCTTTTTATCTACATTTATCTAGACCTGCTCAGGAACCTACTCCTGATAAATCCGGAAGCACTCTCTTTAAAACAATAGGAGGTGCTATAGAAGATACGGGTAAACTTGCTGATACCGGAATTAAAGGATACCTTAAAGATGATGTAACTAAACAGATGACTTCTATAGATGAAGAGAATATCGCTGGTTTAGAATCTACTAAGTCTGCTATAGAAGGTGGTACTCAACAAGCAGCTCAAAATACTCAAGGTAATCAACCTAATGATGTATTAACTGCACAAGGTAGTGCTGCTGTTCCTTCTGATATTCATCAAGGTATTAATGCTGTTCAGATGTTTCAGGATGTAAGAAATAATGGTAAGATATCTGAATCAGATAAATTGGGAAGACAGTATAAAGTTCTTAAAGATATTAGACAACAGTGGCCTCAGTACAGGGACTATATCGATAGAGAGTCAGAACGTATTACTGGTAAGAATGTAGCCAATGCTTATGCTAATTCTCTTATAGGAGATCTAAATGCTTCTCAAGCAGGGAAGGATAAAGAAAGAGATAGTATTGCTGCTACTTTTAAAGAAATGCGAGAGAAAGGTATTCCAGATTCAGCAATAATGGAGAATAGATGGCGTGCTGGTGAATTAGGTAATAATGACATTAGAGTCTATCAAAATAGACAAAACTATTTTCATTATAGACATCAATCTGCTCAATATGAAGCTGAAGAAGGTGGATGGGATGAAGCTAAAGAAAAAAGAATAGCAGGACCATTAACAGAAACTCTTTTAGAGAAAGCAAATCACACTTATGTTTCTGTCTTATCAGATGCATCAGATAATGCAGATAAGATTACTGCAGCTATAGCTGGAGGTAAACAAATAGATCCTCAAACAGCTAGAACAGTTTTAGCTAAAATAGAAAATACTAAACGTTTAGCTGAGACAGCTATGCGAAGAGATATGGATGATCCTAAATTAGGAGTTAATGGTAAAGCTCTATCAACTCTTCATGGACCTGCTCAGACTAAAACATTAATTGACTCTAAATTAGCTATCTACGATGGATACATAAAAGCTTTGACTGACGGAAATTCTGGAGCTATTCATAATTTAGATAATGCTTATAAAGATATAAACTCAGCTAATAGGCTTAGTGTATACAAAGATGAAACTGTAGGAGGTCTGATGCAAATGCATGATGTCCTTAAAGGTATATCTCCTGAGTTTGATAAAGTATTGACTGGTATGGTCATTGATAAAAATCTAGGTGGTCAACCAGGGATGAGAACTTGGGCAGAGAATAAAGTTTTAGAGTTTATGACTAATAAGCCTGGTTCTCCTACACCTAAAGCTACTGTTAATGGTCTTAGGACAGCTCCAGATATTACACCTAGTGCTAAAGCTAAGAGTTCTGAAGAGTTGATTAAAACTATTGAGATGATTGCTGATCCTAAAACTCCAGACAAAGTTAAGGAAAATCTAATTAACAAAGCTTATGATTCTCAGAACTTAGGTTTTGTAAGTGAATTTGAAAAGAAGAATGGTAATAATCTTTCTATCTTTGGACGTATGACTGATCCATCAATGGCTAAGGAAATATGGAGATTAAGTGGTGAGTCCCCTAATAATCCTCTATGGCAGAAATATAGATCTTGGGCTACGCAATCCTTTGGTCAAGAGATATTCGGAGATCAGTTAAGACAATTAGCTGCTGCTCAAACAGCATTGGGAGGAACTCCTCATTTTCAACGAGGAGGTATAGGAGGAACAGGTCAAGGATCTATTGGTTGGGATACGGTCAATCATAAACTTATAGCCGATTTTCCTAATGTAAGTGCATTCGATAGTATAAGAAAGAATGTTAATAGAATTAACTATGGTCTATTTAATATTAAATCTATAGCTGAAACAGAAGGTACAGATATTAATTCATATATGTTAGGTGAACTTCAAAGGTTTGGAGCTCTTAATCCTGAGATTATGAAAGGGTTACCACAAGAGATGTACGATTCTATAGCTAAACAGAAACAGAATGAAGATACTTTCAAAGCAGCAGTCAAAGAAAAATATAAGAAGCGAGAACCTCAGTAATGGTAGCGAACGTTAGTGAGCTAGAACGGAGCGTAGCGTAGTGGGTATCTCTTTCGGTGATGGCCGTTGGTATGATAATGAGTATGAACAAGTAGCTGATAGGCATCAACAGCAACCATTACGTTTAACTATTACTCCTCATATGGATGCAGGTGAATCTGAGACTGGATCTTCTCAGGGAGGTTTAGAAGAACCTAAAGATATCCATATCATTAGACACGGTACTACAGAAGAGAATGAAGAAGATAAGATACGTGGTACTCAAGATGATGTTAAGTTAAGCGACGAAGGTCGTAAACATGCCCTAGAAGCTGCTGAGGAGCTCCGTAGTAAAGGTATTGAGTCTTTGGTGACCTCACCCCTAGCTAGAGCAAAAGAGACATCCCAGATCATTGGTAAAGAGCTTGGAATACCTGTCACAGTCAATGACAAACTAAAGACTTGGAATGTAGGTAACTTTGAAGGTAAACCTTGTGAAGGTAATAATGATACATTACAAGACTATGCAGAGAATAAACCAGATGAGAAAGTACCAGGTGGTGAGTCCTATAACGAATTCAAAGATAGAGCATTCGAAGGTATTAGAGAAGCTATATTAGCTAATAAGGATAAGAAATTAGGTATAGTAACACATCATATGGTCGAGAGTTCTTTAGAAGGTTGGGAGAAGACTGGACAAGATAATCCTAGTCTAGATCTATCTAAGTTATTTAATGATACAGATCAACCAGGTTCTGTTCGTAAGATGACTATGCAACCTGATAGTACCATAATGAAAGAGTATAAGCCTACCTTTAGAGATGTTCTAAGAGGTTGGTTAAGAGGAACTAATCCATCTCCTCAGAGAGCTCAGATAGTCGATCAATTATTAGGACATACAGAAGCTGGAGAGCAATCAGACCTACATAATCTTAATATAGGTAGCCTAGTTAATATGCAACCTGAAGATATAGTCGGTACCAATGAAGGAATGTTTGTAGCTCCTTCATTAGGTAAGAAGTTGTTTGCTCAAGGTCTTCTTAAGCAAGGTCTATCTTCAGAAAAAGTTAAAGCTATGACTGGAGTAGAACGTGGTGCAGAAGGTAAGCTTAGACAGGAGATAAGCGATTTACCTTCTAGGATGAAAGCAGTACCCGATCCTTATGGGAAATATAAATTAAGTCAGATACTAGATCATCCCGATTTATATAAAGTATATCCAGAACTTAAAGATGTTGACGTTGCCTATAATCATAATATGGGTCGGTTTACAGATGCTAGAATGAATATTGATGCTAATACAATAGAATTAGGCTCACATATGACAGATCCTTTTGACATACATGATGCTCTTCTTCATGAGCTTCAACATTGGATTCAACACAAAGAAGGCTTTGCTTTTAATGTTCCAGATGATGCTCCTGCATCGTTTGTACAAGCATATAAAAGTAATATGCGTAAAGTAAATGATCCTTTGACTGTAAAACAACGGATATATATAGAATTAGCTGCTGAAGTAGAAGCTAGAAATACTCAGAAGAGAGCAGGTATGACTGACGAACAAAGACGTGCATCTCTTGCTTCATCGACAGAAGATGTATCCAGATCTCGTCAACTTATCTTTGATGAGAAGGGTAATAGAATAAATACTTCTCCTTCTATGACTAAAGAACCATCTAAGGTCTTTGGATTGCCTGCTGAAGTATATGAGCAAAGGATGAAAGATGTTTTAACAAATCAACCTGAATTAAGACAAGTTCCATATGGAGTAGATTCTGAATATATTAGATCTTTATCTTATGACGATTATATTAAAATGTTAAATCATTCTGATAAAGATTATGGTAAAATGTTAAAAGAACATCCAGATAAAAATAGTATAGACAATGCTTTAGAGTTGTGGCGTGAGAGAAATCCGGGTAAGAATCCTGAGATGTCTAGACCTATAATGTCAGAAGAAGAAGCTAAGTATTTAGTTGAAAAGGGTGGAAGTCTCAAAGGTTATAATCTTAGACATACTAATCCTAACAGACCTAAAGGTGGATCTAAAAAGGGTGGTCCTGGAAGACCTAGAGGACCTGAATGGTTCAGAGAAGAGATGGAACAGACTTTAGAGAAAGAACTTCTGCAGAACAAATAACGATTAAAATCTCATTTAGACATAAAAATAGCCTCGGTAAGCGTAAGCCTACCGAGGCTTAGTCATTCGGGGGATATGTTATTACACCAATCCGGCTGTATGTGACCCGACCGTTGGTGATCTTACTCTCTGTGTAAGATTAGTTTTAATTTACGCTGCGAGTGCCACTTCAGTTCCGGAGTCAACAATCGGAAGAGGAATCACCTTGACTGGAGGTGTCCAGTCCCATGCTTCCAACTTCTCGATGGCATCAATGATGACATTATAGTCAGAACTGTCATCGCGACTGTAATCATAGCCTTCACTATCTAAACGACAGGCTACAATGAGACGTTCAATTCGCTTAGTCTCTGTACTAAGCCTAGTCATGTACTGATTGTAACCGTCCTCATCTCGGACTATAGTCGGATCGACCCAAGTAAGCCAATCAGAAATCTGATATATAGCGTAAAACTCTACATCAGATAAACTGGCTTCAGTTCGATCATGACCTAATCTGAATTTACCAGCTCTTAACCACTCACCTGCTTCGGCCATATTCTTAGGCTTCGGACTCTCAATACCGAAACGTTTGGTAGCTTCTTCCTGTTTCTTTACAGCGATATTTTGCAACTCTCGGAGGAAGTAGTTCTTGCTCTGAGCGGTGACATATGCATCTTCGTACCACATGGTAGTCTCCTGTTTATTAATCCTCTCAGCCATCTTGTTCCATTCAATATCTGACTGAGTTAAAGGTCCAAACCAAACTCCATCTCTACAATACATATTAATGCCTTGGAGGTTGACGTATACGGTTAGCATGCGTCGATACCACTCTGGTTGGTACTTTGGAGAGATCACCAGTTCTATGAAACCCGATGTGATCAAGTTCCTTATGGTCTCCCTTTGTGACCTTACCCAATCGTTCTGCATGCGCTCTAGCTTGATTGCGGGCTTCTCTTCGTCTGACTTGAGCTGGAGTATCTTCCCATCTTGTTTCTTTTGCATAGTTTCTACTCATATGTTCTAAACTTAACCTCTGATTTCTTCTGTTGTCGAGCTTCTTGCGAGACATGCTCTTGTTTCATTAATGTATAGTGAAGAGGCATGGTTAAGTTTAAATAAGAATTAATCATAGCCTTACTCTTACCATCTCTATTCATCCAAGGAATAGGTCCGAAAGATAAAGCAACTAAATCTTCATCATTCTTAATCCAGTTGTTTCTTCTTAATTCATCCTCTATTAAATCTTTAATATGTCCTATGCTTATAGTAGTTTCTATAATCTTAGGATATTCTTTTGTGTGATCTGGATATTTAATAGCCTCAGGTATCAGATGTTTCATCTTCGTCTCCTGTCGAGGGTCGCTCTTGGAAGCGCCTCTCTCGCCGGACTTTCTTCTTCTGTTCAATTCTTAATCTTTCTGCTTTATTGGTAGGATGTTTGTTCTTACTCATTGGTTGAATAACTTATGAATATCAAATGGAGTTGAGTACATTAAGATACAGGCTTTACCTAGACATGTGGACATACTGTTAATATATATTAATGCTGAGATAACACCTAAACTAAACCATATAATTCTATGAAGTAGTTTATCTGCAATGTCGACTATAGTCATAACATACCTCATAAACCTAGTAACCACTCCTCTGGAATATTACCAATGGCATATCTAAATCCATTCTTTGTAGCCCATTTAATCTGTCTCTCTTTATATTCATAAAAGACTATTCTCAGATCCATATTAGGATGCTGTCTCTTAACTGCTAACAGTTTGCATTTATCCTCTGGTCTTAAATAGCCTTTATATTCAATGTATATCTT